GTCGATGAAGCGGCGGGTCATGGGCTTATCCAGCTGAGACCAGAAGGTGCGGATGATGGAATTCGCCACCCAGTCGAACATGCGGGATACCGGGATGAAGTAGTCCTTCACGTCGGTGTTCTGGGGATAGCAGCCGGTGTAGTTGCCCCACAGCTTGTAGCTGGACATGAAGTTCAGGCCGGTCACGACGCCCTGCTGGTTCAGGTAGTTGGCCTGCTGCAGGCTCAGAAGGATGGTAGCGCCGCCCGCCGTGCAGAGCCGGTCGATCTTGATGTTGTGGTTGGACGGAGACGCATACGGCGCATCGTACTCCTTGTCGGTCGTGGCGATGGCGCCCAGAGCCATGGTGGACATGTGGAACATCTTTTCGTCGAGCGCGGCCATGGGCCAGCACACGATCTGGTTCTCATCGGTGAGCGCCAGCGCGTTCTTCTTGGCCAGGACGGCGTCATAGGTGATGGCGCCATTGGTACTGTCAGAGGGCACGTCAACGACGGCCTTCGCACGGAACAGGCCGGAAATGCTCCTGGCCTTGGTCGCCATGACAGCCGCCACGGTCGCGTTGCTGGAAAAGCCAGGCGCGGCGATCAGGTCGGGCGTCAGGCCGAACATGGACATGCACAGCTCGATCTTCTCCATGGCGGAGGCGACGGCGTTGTTGTCGATGCTGGAGATGACGACGGCGTTGTAGGTGATGTTCAGCGCGGAAGCGCTGTAGGCGGTGCCGGTGGACAGCAGCTCGACGATCAGCTCACCATCGGTGTAATAGGCATTGTAGTCAGTGCCCTTGGTCAGCGTGGTCGAGTTGTTCTTCACGGTCAGATCGTTGTCGAGGATCGCCTTCGGGCCCACATTCGCCTTATGGCTGAGCACGGTGAAGCTGGCCGTCTTGCTCTCGTTCATGGTGGACGGGTCGAGCAGATTCAGGAAGATCACGGGCTGCATGCCGTAAAGCACGAACTGGCTGTACATGACCTCGCACAGCGAGAAGGTCTCCCAATCCGCGCTGTAGCCCAGCTTGTCCAGGCATTCGTCCCAGTTGGTGCAGATCACCGGGACGTTCGGAGTGGCAGGATGATCGGCGGTGTGTACGGGCGCGATGCCAACCACAAACGGAATACCAGATTCCGCTACGACCGGAGTGCTGACGCTCGTAGACTGCTCGTTTACGGTTACGCTATGGTTCACAGTCGGCATAGTTTATACTCCTCGTATTATAGAGTAGTAGTTTATAAGCTCCTCTCCAAGAGCTTGTGCTACACTGTTGGGGATGCTGTGGATTGGTTTGATTCTCCTACCGCGAGACGGTTTCAGAAAGGCTCCAACCACAGCCCCTTGTCGGTTTGTTAATCAGTTAGATACCGGGCAGACGGTTGATGTAGAACGAGGTTACAAGGGCAAGCGGTACTGTGGTCCCCAGCAGCATCAATAATACGCAGGAGGTTTTACCCATGATCTACGTCGGCATTGATGTTTCCAAGGATAAGCATGACTGCACCATTGTTTCCTCAGAGGGAGAAGTCCTGGCGGATGTGTTCACTGTCCAGAACAACCTGGATGGCTTCAAGCTACTTTTCCAAAGAATCAAATCCGTAGCACCTGATTTGAGCAAAGTAAAAGTAGGACTCGAGGCAACCGGTCATTACAGCTACAACATCCTCGGATTTCTCCTTGACAAAGGCCTGCCAACCTACGTCATTAACCCGCTCCACACTAATCTGTTCCGTAAATCTACCAGTCTTCGCCGGACCAAAACAGACCGTGTCGATGCGCGTACCATTGCAGCTATGATGATGTCCGGTGTAGTCCTTAAGTCCTACACGGCTATATCATACCACAATGAGGAACTAAAGTCACTATCCAGATACAGATTTGACAAGGTTCGGGAACGTGCCAAGCTGAAACAGTCTGTTTCCCGTCTGGTCAATATCCTCTTCCCAGAGTTGGAAACACTTGTCCCAACTCTGCACATGGTCTCCGTTTACTCCCTGTTGGCAGAACTGCCCGGTGCGAAGCAGGTCGCCTCCTGCCATCTCACACATCTGACCAACCTTCTCTCAACCGCTTCCAAAGGTCATTATGATCGCTCCAAAGCTGCTGAGTTTCGGAATGCTGCCCAGCGATCTATTGGCTCTGTTATGCCCGCCAAGTCTCTTGAACTCCAGCACACCATTCGTCTGATCCGCGAACTGGATACTGAGATCGATGACATTGAGGCTGCCCTCAAACAGATGATGGATGAAATCGCTTCTCCCATCCTCTCCATCCCAGGTATCAGCTATCGCATGGGTGCCATGATCCTCGCTGAGATTGGCGACTTCTCCCGATTTTCTTCTCCAGACAAGCTGTTGGCTTATGCAGGGCTATCTCCATCTACATATCAGTCAGGCAAGTTGGACAACGCTTATGCTCACATGGAAAAGAGGGGTTCTCGTTACCTTCGTTACGCTCTCTTCAATGCCACAAGGTACGTTTGCCATTGGGATAATTCCTTTGCTGATTACCTCGCTAAAAAGCGCTCTGAGGGCAAACACTACAACGTCGCTATCTCTCATGCTGCCAAGAAACTCGTTCGCCTGATTTTTGCCTTGCAACGTTCCGGCGAACCATATGTCCCAGCATCGTAGCCCAGCTATTCTCTTCGGAGCCTGAGCATTTCGATACGCACTGAGCCGGCGAAGCGTACCCTTGACAAACCGAAGCATTCAAATGCTATCCTGTCCTGGCGAGGCGGCCTCCGTCTGCTTTGCTATTCCCTCCGTCGCCCTCGCTGCCTCTGCCTCAGCATTTGAATGCTGTTTGTCAAGGGCGGCGGCGTTTCAATAGAAAATTCCTCATTTTCTCTTCTTTCCCTCTTGACATTTAATAGTTAGTCTTTCTGAAGCTCGGCAATAAACCTGCGGTTTTCCTCATACAGGTAGTTGCCTTTGTTCTTGATGCGCACGCGGTTTTCCGCGAGCTCATCGCCGGTAGAGATCAACGAAGCGATGCGGGGGTATCTCTCGATCGCCTCCGCCAGCTTGTTTTTCACTGTTTCCAGGCTGCCTTCGTAGATCGTGCCATTCTGCACGACGCCGCGAATGCTGGGGCCCAGATAGACACAGAAGCCGCAAGGCTGCTTCTTTACCATACTTGTGGTACCTCCCTCTTTACTTTTGGCATATCCCATACAGTCAGCATCTCGCCCATGTAGTAAGGTGCTGTGTCATCTGGATATACAAGGTCCTCAATGCCTCCGTCATCCTCTTCTGTCAGAACACAAAGAAACTGGTTTCTTATGATCGGGTCTTTCAACAACGCAATGCGGATACGTTCCATGAGGTTGAGGAGCATGAGGCTGCCTTCCTGCTCATCTTCGCAATACACGCAAAAAACGGAGCGAACCGTGACCGTGCTGGTCACTTCCTCGCCCCGTCTCTGCCTATGCGTGCCGTTGACAGTTGAATGGATGATGTATGGCGCTTTCTTGGCTGGCTGCTTGCTGTCGGGCAGGCGTTGCCTGTATACCTCGGCTGGCCTCTCGGACGGTGATTCACCTTCCTTCTGAACCCGAACCGGAAGGAGAAGGTCTTTGATGACATCCCTTGTCCATTCAGTCAGTGCGTCGAGCAATTCTACCTTGGTCATGCTCTACCTCCCCAACCATTGAGAATTCTGGAAATCTCATGATCGATGCGCTTGTCGAAGGCTTCCTGAACGGTTTTATCCATCTGAGCGACGACACTCTCGTTCTGGAGCATGTGCGCCGTCGAAGGGCCGAACTTTTGCTGCAATGGGCCGCGCGTCTGGTTGACATGCTCGAAGACTGCCGTCTGACCATACACCGGCGCGGCGAAAGCATGCTGCAAGGTCTCGCGCACGCCGTCGCGCATTACCTGGGTAGAGACCAATCCGCCGTTGGCATACTTCGTATCAAACTCCAGGAGTGGTATCACACGGCCGGAATAGAGAATGCGCATATACGTTGCCCCGCCGCGATCCCCATGAACAGTAGTCTTGATCTTTGTCCTGTTCATGAAAGAGCCCTTCTTAATCGTGTATTTCTGAGCGGCGAGTTGTCCGGCCTGCGTTTTTGCGGTTGCGCCCGCTCTGGTCAGAGCTGCATATACTGCTTTGATTGCACCGCCGCCGTTGCTGATGCCGGCAAGCAATCTGTTCGCGCGGTCAAGGCTGTTATCGCCGTCAATATATACATTGATCGAGCCGATGCCGTTGATCTTGGAGGTGGTTGTACTCATTCGTCGATCGCCTCCAACTCCAAACGGATCATGCCCATCTCACAGCCGGATTGCGACACGTAGAACGGATGCAGGAAAGAGCTCTCCACTTCGCTGATGCTGATCTTCCCGCCCTTCTCAGGAACGATGTTATCCAGATCACTCAATGCGCAATGCAGTACCGCCGACACTCGGTACAGCCCTTGCGCATGGTCGCGCATCGTGGTGGTTCTGTCCTGCTCCTTCAGCTGCGTAACGACGCATTTCACATTCCTGTATGTCACCCCATCATAAACGATGGTGCGCTCGTCCGCGAATTCCGAATCATTCAGGAATACTTTATGGTTGTCTTCGGCAACCATTTCCTTGAAGCTCATTCGATCACGTCCTCAACACCGGGCGCGATGGCGTCAGCCGGCGCAGAGACTTCGACCTCGCAGATGGCCTCGATCAGGGCTTCCTTCTTCCGGATTTTACCAGTGTTGATGCCCATGTCAGCCGCCAGCTTTTTCAGGTCATCATAAGTCCATTCCTTCAGGCTTTCGGCGTCCAGATGGCCGGTAACATCATCGGCGTCGGAATTGGCGTTCTCGCCGCCTTCATCCTCGCCCATGTTGTCGATAGCCTCGCCTGATTCAGACGCATCAGCGGGCGTTGCAACAGCCTCCTCGTGCGAATGCTCGTGATGATTGAGAGATTCATCCACATACCGGGCGATTCCCTCAGCAACCAGGCGTTCAGCCTCCTCCTCATCCACACCGATGGGCGGGTCCTGCGAGGTGGTCGGAACGACCATCATCTGTCCTTCGGGACGATGGCCGTAGATGCCGTTGATGATCTTGATCTTGACCATGGTATGCTCTCCTTTCTGCCTGTCGATCAGGACACAGCGTTGGCAGCGTAAATCCACGGGCTGTAGTTCTTCGGAGCAGCCAGCGGGCGGGACTCCAGGATCAGCTCGCGGATCTTCTGACGGCGATTCACGTACAGGTCAGGAACGCGCTTGCCGGCAATGGTCTCGACCTCGCCGTTATCGTCCATGTGGACGATGTGAGCGTACATCAGATGGCCGCAGGCAGGAGCCGTGACCATGACGCTCTTTGCCGGGAAGTAGTTGACGTAGCTGCCGCTGCTCTTGTACTGCTCGTCCACAGTGATGACATTCAGCCGGTAGCCGCCGAAGTTGACGATGCCGAGCAGGGAAACGCCGTCGTACTTGGTCAGTTCCTGCACGATGGGCGAAGCGATGATGATACCGCTGTCCCTGTTCACCAGCTTCTGGAAATCAGCGTTCGCCAGCAGAATATCCGCCACGGCCTGGCCGACAACCAGATCCTGCGCGGGAAGGCCACGGCGGGAAAGCTCACGGCACATGGCGCGAACATGACCGACAATCACGCTCCACGCCGTGTTGGTCGCCCACCTGTCGCCACTGTTGATGGTGTAGACACCGTCGTTGCCCTGGTTCGAATCATAATACTGGACAGTCGCCACGTTGCCTACCGTATTGGCGTCCAGCATCTCGTTGACGGAGAAGCCATTGTTGATCATGGTATTCGCGCACAGCAGCTCTTCCGCGCGGGTGAACCGACGTTCCAGCAGAGCCAGGTCATCGGCCACCAGCTTGGCGGCGCGCTCTTCTTCGGTGCTGTTGGACAGGATCGCTTCGCCGAAGCCGCGCTTCTTCAGATCATCCACAGTCAGGTTCCGGGACTGCTTCAGGCAGACCGGCGCATAATCGTGGATTTCGTAGCCCTGACGCGCCACAGGGATGGGCTCGGCACGTTCAACCATGAAGGGAGCCATGCCATGATCGCCGTCCTGGTATTCGCACAGCACCTTGTCGGATTTGAAGATGTCGCCAGCCTCGGTCGGGAAGTAGCGGTCACGGAAGAAGGTGTTGACGGGAGACAGGCCCTTCCACAGGCCTGCCATGTAGTAGGTGTCAAGAATATTGACAAGCAGAGACATCGTTTCATCCCTCCTTTAGGGTTCCTGGACGGTGCCGAGGATGATGCCGCGCTGACGCAGAGCGTCCCGGTCCGCCTCAGCCAGAGTAGCGCCGGTGGCCATGATCAGGGCGGCTTCGTTGAAGTTGCCCGCGATGTAGACCAGGACGTTTTCATCGTAGGTGGTGCCGACATCAATGTCATCGCACAGGATGCAGTCGGCGGTCAGGGTCTCGTTGGATGCGGCGCTGGTGCCAAAAATCACCAGCTTGCCGTCGCCGGCAGAGCCCGAAGACTTCGCCAGCAGAGTACCGCGCTTCAGCGTGCCGGCAGTGCCGAGCTTCCGCACTACGGCGGCGTGGGTCAGGGCTTTGGGCTCAAGACCGGCAAAGAGCTTTTCAAACTCCACAGAGCCGATCTTCTCGTGCAGATCACGGGTAGCCATTGTGTTATTCCTCCTTCTTGCCGATCAGCTTCTTGGCCATGGCTTCGCCAGCGGCCTGCTTGTCGGCATTGGTCATGGGCTTGTCGTCATCCTCGGACGTAGGAACAGCGCCCACCTCATCGGCGTGGCTGTCCTTGTAATCCTTCCGGACATCAGACATAAACTGCTTTCCCTGCTTTGCAGATTCAACAGCGGCGCGGTAAGCCATTTCCTGCGCGGTGCAGGGATGCTCGCCGTACTTCGCTGCCATGACGACATCATCACTGAAAATGTGGGAGATGGCGTCAATATCGGCAATGCGCTGGCGTTCATTCTGAACCGCAGCGCTGGTTGCGTCTGCCTGTGCCTCGGCAAGCAAGGCCGCAGCCGCTTCGGGATGTTCCTTTCGGAATTCCTCCAGGGTCATAGGGTTACTACCTCCTTCGTTGCCTGAAGCCTCAGGCGTTTTATTATCAAAACCGCTCCCCGGTGCGGCTTCGACCGTTTTGATACTCTCCGGCAAGGAACCCATCGCAGCAATTCTCATGCCGCGGCCCTTGACGAAAAGCGTCTGCCTGTCCGCGCTGACGGCGATACCCAGGTCTTCTTCCTGCGTCTCGTCCACCAGCTCGTCGATCAGACCCATCTCATGCGCTTCTCTGCCGGTCAGATGCTTTTCGTTGTCCATGATCTCCATGACTTCTTCCAGCGTCTTGCCGGTTTTCCGCATATAGATTTCAGCCTGGGCTTTGTCCATGGCGTTCAGCCCATCGGCGACTTTATGCAGCTCAGGCGCGTTATAACTGCCGAAAACAAAGCCCCATGCGTGATGCCAGAGAATCAGCGAATTGGCAAAAGCCTGGGTATGTTCACATGCGCAAAGGATCAGCGAGCCGCCAGACATGGCAACGCCCTCCACGATGCCGGTCTTTTCGGCAGGCAGAGAGCGCAGCAGGTTATGAATGGCGATTGCGGAGTAGCCGTCGCCGCCTACGCTGTTCATGTGAATGGTCAGCGTGTCACAGCCTTTGATGGAATCGAGATCAGCGAGAAAATCCTTCAAGACGACAAACTGTCCATCGATCTTCTCGCCGGTCCACCAGTCAACCGGCCACGTTTCTACGATCTGGCCGTACATGGTCAGGTCGGCATGTTTTCCATTGACGGCCAATGTGTAGCACGGGCGCGTCAGAATATCAGGTTTGTTGGGCATCGTCGCCATCTCCTTTCTCCGGGTCATCCGGTTCCTGAGTGAATCGTTCAGCGTCAGCATCGAGAGCGCCAGCTGCTCGCTTCGCAGCGTTCTCGTTTTTCAACTGTTCGATGTTCTCGTTCCAGTCGCCGCCGCCATATTCTCTGGTGACCTGCTCGTGCGTCTTGTACCCATGCGCGACGGCGAGAATATCAGCCTTGACTTCCTTCGTCGGGTCAAGCTGTCCCTGTACAGGGCCGATCCACCGGGCCTTGCACCAGGCCGCACGGATGCGCGGGTCACTGAAAAAACCGGGCGCTTTGATGCGTCCGATTGCAACGGCTTCACAGAGCCACCGTTCATAGACAGGCTGGCAAAACATGCTGACGAGCATCTGCCGCCGCATCTTGAACGCCTCATATGCTTCCATGAGGGCGGCACGACTGGCGCTGTAGCTGGCGTTGAATTCCTTCAGCAGCGTGTCATACGGAATTTCCAGCGCCGCGCCGATCTCACGGCATATCACCTTGAAGAAAACGTCAAAGCCCTGCGTGGGAATGTTCGGGTTTCCGAATACCACTTCCTCATCTTCCTTCAGGTGAAGGACTGTGCCAGGGCCCATCTCATACTCATTTTCAAGGTGGGAGTTATCGCTATCCGGACGTTCCTCTGTTTCGTCGCCGTAGCCGACCTCGTTGATCGGGATATCCGCCGTGTTGGTTTTCGTCTTTATCCACGCTGTAAAGAAGCTCTGGACCAGCGCCGCCATGATCTCGGACTGGGTGTAGCGGCTGATGTTCAGCAGACTTTCGATGACCGGCGCGAGGTAGGTCACGCCGCGGTATTGGTCACAGCGCTCAGAGTCCATGATGTGCAGGATCATCGGCAGCCCCGTGCGCTTGCCATAGGCGGCAACGCGCTTCCAATCCACCTTATCCCTTATCCTCTGGTTCGGATAGGAATCGCAGATATGATAGGCGATGACCATACCGTTCTTATCGACTTCCACGCCATCGTAAATCTTGCATCCGGTCTTTTCGTTCTGTCCATCGGTCAATCCGTACAACGGGATAACACCCGTCATGCGCGGTGTGCTGACCCTGTCTGCCTCGATCAGGTGGATGCGCAGCTGATATGGATTGATGGGCGTTTCCTTGTACCACTGGAACAGGGCGAACACATCGCCGTTCATAAGCCACGAGGTGACGGCCAGCTGCTGCAGCCCGGCGAAGTCGTTCATGCCGATGGCATCGCAGTTCTCCCGTTTCCCGGCCCACAGCGCGAACTCGCGCTCTGTGTTCTGCTGCCATTCCTTCGCCGCCTCGGGCGTCATGCCCAGGGCTTTATGCTCAATGCTGGATTTCAGCGTCAGGCCCGTGCCGACTACCTTTGTGCGATTGGTCTTGATCGCGCTCGTCGCAACAGGGGACGACATATACAGCATCCTGGCCCGCTGCCGCATCGTAAAGTTGTTCCAGTTGATGTCCTCGTTCGGAGAAGATGACGATGCGCTGAACCCTTTCAGAGCGCGTCTCACTTTACTGGCGCCTGCTTCGCTGTAGCCGCTGGCCTGCGGACGCTTCTCATAATCCATTTTTGTCACCTCCAATCTCAAAAAATAAAAAACGCAGTGGTGTCGATGAAAGGAGAGCGAAACTCCACACCACTGCGCTGATAATGCCCGTGTGGGCAATTATCCAGGATTACCAGTCGCGCGGCAAAACGCCGAAGGCGCGACGGGGAGCCATGCCATCGAGAAGCGCTTCATACTCGGAGATTTTATCCTCAGCTTCCTCGATGGCGCGTTTCAGAGAGGAAATATCGAACCGCGTCAAGGTTCTATCGTCGATGGTATAGGACTTCACGCCGCCATCCACGAGAGCGGCGTATGCGCTGGTCAATTTGTCGTATTGATTTTCCCAATACGTCAACCGCTTCCGGATCCTCTCTCTGTCCATGCTCTCACCTACCATTCATCGTAATACTTGTCTATCAGGTTGCGGCGCTGGGGCTTCTTCTGCGGCGTTGCAACGGCCTTTCTGGCCTCTCCATTCCCAGCCTCGGTTTTCCCATTAAGCCGCCTGAAAATCGCGTCCATATCCGGAGAGAGAATCTTAAATGCCGCATTAGCGTAATTCCGACAGTCAAGAGGCTCATTGCGCTCATGGCCCGGGATTTTCTCCCATTGCCACGGATGGCGGTTTTTCTCTTTGTACACCAGATGCTCGGAGAGCAGGCCGACGAAAAAACTGTAGCCATATCCGCGATCGTCATTGAGCGGGAAATGGCAGTATCTCGAACCGGGCGTTTGAACCCTCATATTGTCCATGATGTTCTGCTTGCCGGCATCGACGCCGATCTGGTATTGCCAGCACATTCCGATGTACTTTCCATTGACTACGATTTTCATTTGCTTCGGCGGCTGGGTGTATGGCCGATCTCCGAAGAAGCCCTTGCAGGCGAATACCTTTTTCCCGATGCGCTGCATGCATTGCAGACGCACGTCCTGGGTAAAGTGACCGCCCTCGTCAACGAGGGTCAGGCTCACCCGCAGGCCTTTGCCAGAGCTGAAGCGGTATACGTGGTCAACTATATCGTCGAGCGTTTCCCATGTTTCGGGATTGTCAGGGCGTCCCATGATCTGCCCGCGGCGTATGCCCCAGGTCTCATTGTGTAGCCCATATCCGACAACCTCATACTCCAATCGGTCATCCTGAGTATCGACGCCGCAGGTCAGCACCAGCACGCCGTCAGGAAGTTCGGCGTCGTAAGTCTCACGCCGCCCCATGTAGGTATCCTCGTCCTCAAGTCCGCCGCGATCCTCCCACAATTCCCCGAACAGGGTGTTATAGACGACCTGCATCTTGCGGATATCCCCTCGGGCTTCGAGGTATTTGAGGATGATCTTCTCCCAGCTCAGCCATGGCGAGACAAACGTATTCAGCCAGAAAGAACGGACGCCGTTCTGATATGCTTCCGGAGCCTCGGCAATCCACTTGGCAGGCTGGCGCTTCATCTCCTGCTCGTATGCGACCGCGCCGCATTCCGGACAGACATAATAGACGTCTTTGACGTGAAACGTCTTCTTTGTGCCTCGAACGGTTGTGTCGTGCTCATATCGCATATCGGAGAAGGTGATGTTATGGAACTCTCCGCAGGCGGGGCATTGAACACACCAGCGCTCCTGCGTTCCGGTATAAAAAGCTGCCTCGATGGCGCTCGCGCCTTTGATGGTGGGCGTCGAGACCTCGACGGCCTTTGCATTGTAGAAGGTGATTTGCCGGGCCATTGCCAGTTCCCACGGGTCACCTTCATTGCCGGCGTTCGTCGTCCACCTGTCGCGCTCGTCTCCGAGAACATAGCGTATAGGCTTCGATGCCAGGTTATGCGCTTCTGTGGCTCCCGTCAAAGTCAGGATTCCACCGGGATAGGTTTTCTGCATGATCGTGTTTCCGCTATCCCTGCTCTTTGGCGTTGCGATTCGCCGTGTGAGCGCCGGCGTGTCGCGTACCATCGGAGCGATTCTCAGTTTGGAATACTCCATGGCATCGGTGTTCGTCGGATGGATGAACAGGATGCTGCCGGGATCCTGGTCGATGATGTACCCGATGATATTGTTCTCCATCTCCGATTTTCCGATCTGAGATGCTGAGACGAAAACAATATGCCGCACATTCGGATCTGAAAAGGCGTCCATGATCTCTTTCAGATACGGTGTGCGTGATGTTCGCCATGGACCCGGTTCGGCTGAGGCTTCCGGAGAAAGCCGCCTGTACTTATCAGCCCATTCAGTAACGGTCAGATCGTCCGGTGGCTTCAATGCACGCAGAGCTTTGGAAACGATGATATTCAGAGACTCCATAGAGCGCCTTGCTTCTGCCGCGATTGCTTCACGTCTCTCGGCTTCAGTCATCGTCGCTCACGCTTTCAGCCACATTCCAGTTCAGTCTTTCGCGGACACGCTCTTCATATTTCGCCGGGTCATACTGGTATTTGCTCATTTCGCGCATCACTTCATGGACAGCCTCTTTGATGATGACAGAGGCTTCGGCTGCGCTCCTGGCGTTGCTTACGTCTACGGCCAGTCTGCCAGGCAGAGAAAGCAGAAGGTTCCGCAGCATGTTCGCCATGTCCTCGGTGATGGCCTGCACATCCTCAGACCGGTGCATCTTGCCCTGTAGCTCGCTGGCTTCCAACTTCGCCACTGTCGCCTTGGCGGCCTTGATCTGCACCTCCGCCATTCGTCGCGCTTTCTCGCTTTTCTGCTCGTCCTCTGAAAGTTGATTCCCGGTGATGAAGGTGATATACCGCTGCACTGAATCGTTCAGCCGGAACCGGCCCTTCGTCGCAGGCGGTACCGTGCCATCCTGAGCCATTTGCTGGATGCGTCGAACACTGAGACCCAGCACTCGCGCGAGCTCTGTCGTGCTTATTGTCGTGTCATCGGTGATCTTAGTATCTGCCATATGCTGCTCCTCCTAAATTGGGAGCGTGCGGAATCGAACCGCTTGATGCACAACCCATGAAGATGTCGATTGATTTTTTATTTGAGGAGGATCGACAATTGTGTATCTGCTCACCAGAGCCACTCCCATGCTGAAATTATCGAAAAGACAAAACGTTTTATTGAGTAATCTGCTCACGAAACGCGCTCAGATACCAATAAAACGTTTTGTCGGTGTAACGAAATGGCTGTTTTTTCGCCTAGAAACTAGACTTTTTTCGGGGTCGAAGAGGG